CGCAGTCTTGTCGATGCTAAACTTGTCGTCGCGCTCCATGAGCTTGAGGGCTTCGGGGCCAACACGATCTTGAACCCATTGTCGCATCTTAGGACTTCGGACTGATGTGATCTCGCCCTTCGTGACGTCGCGGACAATACGTTCGATCTCTTGTAATTCGTCAGCCGCGTAACGGATTGCTGCTTGGCATAGAGGAACGTCAATACGGACGCCGCGATCATTGATGCGCTCATTAACGTGATAATCTGCCAGCTCATCATCGGTCAGTTCCCGCATGGCCTGACTTGCGGCGCGCATTGTCCGCACGTCTTGCTCACAATATTCTATCAGTTCTTGTATAAGATGTGGATCGTCCTTGAACGGCGGCAAACAACACTGGCGCACAAGATAGTTACCGCGATGATCCTTACGCATGTTCGTGCCAGCAAATCGCGCAACATCTTCCAATGATCCAGGCGCACAGTTCGCACGTGCTTGCGTAGCGGTGCAGTAAAATCGTTCTAGTGGTATTTGTAATTTGAGCACATGCCAGAAGATCAAACGCTCAAACGCTGCATTGTGCGCGCGGATCTGATCCGTCAACGGTGGCATAGGATCGCCAGGACGCCATGTCTGAACCATGCCGTTATTGACCGCATATGACATACACAACACTTCTGTTGTGGGATGCCGGGCGTAGTTATACACGCCCTGCACCTTCAAATCACATTCGCTGCGCGTCTCGAAATCTAACCAGATCATTCCAATGGCAATCCATCTACGCGGCTTCCAAGTAATTCACCATTCGGCCCGTTGTAGATCGTATAGTTTCCGATCTTCGGCGCTGAGATTACATCGTTGCCAAGATAATAAAAATTCTCAGTCGGGTAATTTAGCTCCGTTGCCACTGGGCCGTTCGGGCCGTTGAACACGCTGATCTGTTGCGCCGTCGAAGGCGTCGCGATAAGCAGCGACGATGCGGTCAAGAACGAATAGTATTTCATCTGGCCTCTCATGTTTCTCTGAGTATTCTTTAATCGTGAATAGTAAATCACCCATTAGTTCTTTTAACCGACCTTCGTTATCTTCGCGTCCCATATGACTGACTCCGTTATCTTTGTTGGATCTGTTGCGTCCTGCGTTAGGAACTGCGTCTTGATTGGCCCGACACCTAGCGCCATCCAGTAACGCGCGCCTGTGGCTGGCTTTCCGTTCCAGTTCTGCAAGTATGTGAACTGTATGATGTCTTGATAGTAAGACCCCATCACATTCATTTGCGAGATGTGTTGCTCAAAATGCACGATCTGCACACCGCTGCTTGACGCCGGAGGCCAGCATTTAAAAAAGTCAAACTTAGGATAGTTGATGTAATCAGAACCAACGTCCTGAAACTCACCCCAGCCAATTGCTGGCGAGAGCACAACTTTCTTATTGTTCGGATAGTCGTCACGCCATTCAGCGACCCCAAAGCCTGGGTTGTAACGGTAAAACCATTTGTTCAACCACGTTCCAGCGCTGTCGTAATTGTTATACAACATACTGTCGCTACCTTTATCGTAGCTGAACACTGACGTGAACGACGGCGTGTCAGGCGCGGTGTAATCAAACCGACGCAGCTCGCCAGATTTAAAGAAGGGCCAATATGCAGGCACAAAGAGTTTATCCACCACAGCGCACCTTATCCTTTGCTAGAGCTAATATCCCCCGCGCTGAACTTGGCGATATGCCGAGAATCACCGCGATGTCTTTAGATTTAAAACCTTTACGAAACAGATCATAGACCTGTTGTTCTTTGGGCGTAAGACGCGTTGCGTCATTCCAAACTTTACGTTCGGCCATTGTTTTATCTTTCTTTGAAAAGTGCGGGGTGGCTGTTGTCACGCAAACCACCCCGCTATTCATCTTGGAAACGGTCTTACCAAGACGAATATCAGCTACGACGACGACGCCCCGTATCCGCAGAGGCTTGCGGTGTGTCCTCGCCACCGTCCATGCCGATCCATTCCACAATGTCAAACGTTGGCGTATAAACGCGGCCATATGACTTGTGGCTATAGTGATCGCTGCCGAGCTTTACGACAGCAACAGGCTTTGTCTGATCCTTATCGACCTGTTCAGCAATCTTCAAAGCCAAGGCGTGCATCGAACGCTTACCGCCAACTGACGTGACAGCGTAGCGCGCTTCCATGCCTTTGTCTTCGCCAGACAGACACTTCAATGACATGCCAACTTGTGGTTGCCAGCCTGCCTGCGCGCCGGGAGGCGCTGGGTCAAGTTCAGGAAGCGGATCAGCAATGCTAACCATCTTCTCTGCAAGAACTTCACCTGTGCCCCATGCAATGTAGCCATGAACAAAGCTATAAGGATTGATGGCCCAAAGTGTTTCTTTGTCCACTTCAGTCTGATCCGCGCCATAAACCCAATGGCCTGTCTTATCCATTTTCAGAATAACACTACCAATAGGCCCGACATCGGCTTCGATAGAACGCAGCGCTGTTGACAGCGACGCAGCGGACGGAAGATTAGCACCACCAAATTTTACTATATTAGACATTTGCTTTTATCCTAGTTTAGAGAAGGCTTCGCGGATTTGCTTGCCTATTTGCAACACGGCGGGACGCGGATCTGACTCCGGCGCTAACGTGTTACCCGTGGAAACAGCGACGACGTGATCTTTCGGCAGTTCGAGCTTGTGCTTCTTTAGCACTTTCTCCATCTGCGCTGGCGATCTTAACTTCGTCTCTGTTAATTCATCAAGTTCCAATCCCATTTGTTTAAGAGCTTCCAATGCGCCTTCGTCGTTGACCCATTGACGCGTTGCTCGTTTGGGAACCAATTTAAATCCCGGTATAGCGATACCGTTCTCAAGCGCTTGCTGCGCCATCTCGCGAACTTCTTTAGCCCATTCTTCAACGCGATCAGCGATAACAAGCGCATTGCTATAGCCCTCTGGCGTAATGCTGTTGAGTTTTGTGCGTAACGCGCGCTCAGTCTCACCCGTCATTGCAGGGCATATTGGCTTGGCCGCGCACCACTTGCAATGATCGCCAAGTTCAACCGGCGCGTTAGGCTTGAGCGCTACCGTAACAGCGTCAAATAGATCACGCTCAAATGCCTTGACGCGACCGGGCGTTGTGACCCAGCGCTTAACATATGGCGGCTGAACAATGACACACTCTATTTCTGTGACGCCCTCGAACGCCCAGCGGACTTCTTCAGTCCGCATAGCTCCAGCGGCATAAAACAAAAGCTGATGGTTTTCTTCAGCGTCCACGCTGACCCCATCACCAAACTTCCAATCGAGAACCACTGCACGATTGCCAATACGACCAAGCAGGTCACAGGATCCGAATACGCCAGCTAGATACCCTCCAAATGAGACAGTGACTTCGGTTTGAAATTCCATTTGATTGTTAAGATCAATGTCATTCAGCGCATCAAGCGCTACGCGAAGTTTGTCGCCGTTGTCATAGTCATCGACTGATGCACCGTTTGATAAGATTTGATGCATGGCGTCATGTAAACGTGTGCCTTCCTCTGCATATTTTGATGTGGGCTTTGGCGGCATCTGTTGGCATAATTTAACAGAGCCAGGGCAGTTCATTACACGCTTTGCCGTCGAACCGCCGACTATATCAGAATGTGACATTTTATTCTACCTTTCAATGATTCGGATACTAGACAATCTTTTACATATGTGTCAATAAGTTTTTTATGGCTGATTTGGAAAAAGACATCGAACGCTATTTTGTCAAGACAGTTCAATCACTTGGCGGTATGGCATTTAAGTTTAACTCATTATCTAATCGCGGCGTAAGTGATCGCATCGTATGTTTACCAAACGGTGAGACGTGGTTTGTTGAGTTAAAAAAGGACGGTGGAAAACTGTCTGGCCTACAAAAAATTTTTGCAGAAGACATGAAAAAGTTGAATCAGCGTTATGCGTGCCTTTGGAACCGTGAACAAGTAGATAGGTGGGCGTGTGAAATTACGACCGTATCAAGATGAAGCCGCTGATTTTTTATTTGCGCGCGACCGCGCGATGATCTTAGCGCCAGTCGGCGCAGGAAAGACAGCGATTACGTTAACCGCAATGACAGAAATGCTTGTAAATGGTTTTGTAGATCGTTGGTTAGTGCTTGCCCCAAAACGTGTTTGCACCGATGTTTGGAAACAGGAAGGGCAAAAGTGGTGTCCTGAGTTTGAGATTGCTGTTGCTGTTGGCACGCCATCGCAACGCCAAGCCGCTTTTGATTCTGACGCTGACATCGTGGTGACGAACTATGACAATATTCCTAGCATTGATCCCGCTGGCTTTGACGGTGTGGTTTTTGATGAGCTTACGCGATTAAAAAACCCAAGCGGCAAGCGCTTTAAACATCTGTTAAAGATCCTTGACCTGTTCCACATACGCTGGGGTCTGACCGGCTCGTTCACGTCTAACGGGCTGGAGGACGTGTTCGGTCAGTGCAAGGTCGTCGATCAGACTCTGCTAGGCCGCAGCAAGGGCGCGTTTCTGCAACAATACTTCTATTGTATCAACCGCGAATATCAACAGTGGGAGCCGCTGCCCGGTGCGTTGCCGCGTGTCATGGAGACGATAAAACCAGCGACATATGTGCTGGAGGCTGGCGAATATAAAGACAAGCTGCCGCCGCTCAATGTTGTGCCTATGCGCTGCGATATGGACATGGCACCATATAATAAAATGAAGCGCGAGTTTGTGCTTGAGCTGGGTCAGACGATCACAGCGCCCACAGCAGCGGTTGTAACACAAAAACTGCAACAGCTCGCTGGCGGGTTTGTTTACGGCGCGGAAGGTGCCGAATGGGTCAGCCCACACAAGTTTGATTTGCTGGATGACATCATAGAAGAGAACCAGCACGCCAACACAATCATCGTCTACAATTACAAAGAAGAGTTAGCGGAACTTAAACGACGTTATCCACAACTCTCCACTATGGACGATGAAAATGTTGTAGACAAGTGGAACAAAGGTGAACTCCCGCTTTTAGCCCTGCATCCTAAGAGCGCAGGGCACGGACTGAACTTACAGTTTGGCGGTCATCACATCGTGTTTCTGTCGCTGCCGTGGTCGCTGGAGCTTTACGAACAAACCATCGGTCGGCTGCATCGGAGCGGCCAGACAAAAGAAGTGTGGTGTTATGTTCTGATATGTAATAAAACTATTGACGAACGAATCTTTGCTGCGCTTGCCGACAAGCGCTCACTATCGGAGTTAGCCTTAGATGAATTGGCGAGAACTGAATGAAGTCCTAGCGGACTATACGGAACAAGAGGTATGGGATCTCTTGGAAGACGAGCGCAAGCACGCTCGGCGGTCTACGGTCATTATACGTCTGCATCAGCGTTATACGACGTTGCGGATGTTGCGTGAGCGTGCCGAACTATTAGGGGAAATAGATGAATCCACACGATCTGCTTCAGCAAGCAAGCGAAATTATAGGCGAGCGGGGTAATGACTACGGCGGCGTTGAGGACAATTTTCAGCTTATTGCTGATCTTGCTTCATTGCGCTTGGGTCGTGACATCCATCCATATGAGGTTGCAGTCATAATGGTGTGCTTAAAGAACGCTCGCGCGTTTAGTAACCCGACGCTCATTGACAGCCGCCTTGACGCTATGAACTACGAAGCGTTTGCGGCGATGTTTGCCAATGATTATGTGCAACAAAAAGAAGGTTCAAACATTAGCTACAAAAAGAAAGTCGATCTTAAGCCAGCCAAAAAGGAAGATCTAAAGGCGGCACGCCGCCCGGAGCTTGCCGTAATCGACGATAAACTGAGCCGTTTCGGTTCCACGGAGCCGCCGAAGTTCACGGGCAACAGCGCGCTGTTGAGCGAGTGAGTATTGAGCGAGTGGCGGGCACGACCCGCCACCGCTAACAGATTGACAGCTAGAAAATATTATTGGTGAGATCATCAATAGTTTCGTCCAATGTCTTTGGAGCCATAACAACATTGGTCTGTCTTTCTTTAAGTTTTGCCAAAAGCTCCATGCGCTTGACGGCTTCCTCGCGCCGCCCGCGTTCATAGGCTTCAGCCGTTAGCATCTTAGCCGCTGCGTAAAGAACGACTAAGAGAATAACAATTAAAATGACTGTGTTCATTTGCCGGTGACGTTATAATCTTTAGCGGCGATAAGACCGAGCGCAATAAGCGCGTTCTGAAGCGCAGGCCAATCGAGCGTCTTGGTCTGCCAAGCGTTGTAGAGAACGCCGATTAACGTAACAACGCCAGGGATTGTGGTCATCCAGTTTTTCATTCGAGTGTTCTCCTAAAATATATGCCAAGCATGAATAAGAGTTTTGCACCATACGCTATCGACGCAGATACCGCGACGATATAGACAATTCTATCTAGTAAGGGATGCAATTTGAGCTTTAACGTCTGCAATACGCGCAGACCATCCCTTGCCAAATGTTGACCAAATAGACAAAGATTGCATAAACGCCAGACGTTTATTTGTAACAGCCATCGCAACATAATCTTTCGCTGCTTGTATCGTCTGTGGGCCGATCTGACCGTCCTGCGTAACGCCAACAACAGCCTGTAACGTCTTAGCTGCGCGGCTGACTCCGCTATTCACAGCATAGTCGAACACAGCAAAATCAACGCCAGCGGGCAGACTATCTCCAGAAATAGCGTCCCAGTATAGGTTCTTGTAAATCGCTGCAACTTCTGAATCACTGATGTTTCTAACGCTTTGCGTGGGTAAGTTTTGGGATTTGCGCCAAGAATCATAAACTGCTTGTGTGACCCCTTTATTTGTCGGGCCACCCGGATCTTTTGGATGGTCAACGTAGCCGCCTTCGTATTTCAGAACTTGCTTGAGCGCTTGTGCGTAGTTCTCTTTCATCTATCTGCTTTCTGGCTTACGATGTCTCGAATCGTGTCGAGCTTCGTAAATACTTGGTTAAGCACATTGTTAAATTCATCGCGTGTAATGTAACGACCAGCGACTAATAGTTCTATTTCGCCAACCTTTTCGGCCAAGTCTTTATCCGCGCTTTGTAATTCGCGCACAGCAACCCATAGGTTATTAAGAATCCAGCCAAACAAAAAACCGATTGCGGTCGCGGCAAGATTAAAAAGAAGTTGATACTCAGCCATTATCTTGCCATCGCGTTGATGCCCTGCGTCGCAACGGGCGCAACGAGAGGAGCGTAGTTAACTGAAAATGGAACGGCGGTTGGAGCACCGCGCGTCATAGCCGCGACGTTACCCGCAGCACGACGCGCTAAAGCATTACGAACAGCGCGGCCAGCCGCTCCAGCTAAAGCCGCACCTCCAGCACCATAAACAGCATAAGGATCTTCGCTAGACAGGCCATATCCACCAACAAGCGCTTGCGATGCAAGCATCGCAGGACTGCGCGTTGGCGATAGCATACTTGCAAAATTAGCAAGCGCTGAACCTTCCTCGCCTTTGGCGATGCGCTTAATCATTGTTTGTTCGTCTTCAGTAAATTTACGTAAGCGTGCTGGATTACGAGCTAAGACGCGAAATTGTGTTTCAATATTTTCGGCAGAGCCGCCAACTAAATCAGCACGCTCAATCAAGCGCTCGATCTCGGCGCTCTTGCTCATCATCTTATAATCTTTGATACCCGACATAAGCGCGTCAGCAGCGTCACGTCCCGCTGTGGTCATACGCGCAGCTACATTAGTATTTTTTTCATTTGTGACAAAATCGTCCAACTTATCTGTTAAAATACCCGCCATTCGGCGCACATCTTTTTCTTTATCCCCGCGTAAAACGCCAAGCATTTGACGCGCGTTATGTAAGCGCTCAATAGTTAAAGGCTGACTATCAAGATCTTTTAATTTATTAATAGCTACTTTTACATCGGCAAATTTAGAAAAGTCAGGATCATAACCTTTGAGGCTTGATTCCAAACCACTTGAAAAAGATTGATATGCTTGCGGATCATATTGAACGCCGAGCGAAGTTGCTTTTTCAAAAGCCTGTGATGCACGTTCGCCAAGGGCTTCAGTTGATGGTGGTTTTCCAACCATGCGCAATGCGCCGCGTTGGCCTGCGGCTAAAGCCGCTTCAGCGCCGCGTTGTAAACCAGCAGCGCCGCGCGCTCCAGCTAGACCACCAACAAGACTTGTAGCTAATAAAGCGCGCGGATCTTCGACGCCCATTTGTTCTGCGCGAACCGGCGCGGCGGCGGCTCCAGCGCCAGCGCCTGCCTGCACAACAGGACGTTCGGCCATAGTAGTTAATACGTTTCGCATCGTGCTTGGGCCAAAGCGCCGCGCTAATACATTTGCTGCGCCTGCGCCAGTAAGCGCGCCTGCACCGCCCTCAACGCCTGCCGACAATAATTGTTCAGCTTGCGTTTGCGGTGCCCATGCTTGCGGCGTAATATACTCGCGCACAATTTCAGATGGCGTGCGAACAGCTTGACGGCCTAATTTCGGCGCAGCCAAGTTATATAAAGTTGTAGCTAAATCCGCTGCGCCTAATCCACCTGCCGCTAAAGCTGCGCCCGGAGGGCCAGCAACTAAACCGCCAAGCCCAGCCGCAGCCGCTATAGGAGCTACTGCGCCGCCAGCAACTTCAGCCGCGCGCCCCGCCGTTAAACCTTCCGATGGTTTTTGCGGAGCCGCACTTAACCCAAAATGTTGAAGTATTTCAGCGTCGGTGTAGCCTGCTTGTTTAGCTTCGGCTGTCTCTGGCATAGACATAAGGAATTGCTGAATCTCAGCATCCGAGTATCCCGCCGCTTTTGCGCCTGCTACATCAAACATTTTTATCTCTTATAGAAAGAAGACAATGGAGGTCTATTAGGGGCAGGCGTCGCAGGTTCTTCAGGTCTAGAAACTTTACCCGAACCATACCGCGCGGATATATCCGCTAAGATATTACGCACAGATTCAATAGATTGCGTAGGATCCGAAAGAGTCTCAAGCATATTTTTCAATTCAAAATTAGAATTGATTTCTTGCGCGCTCATACCTGTGGCTTTTTTAATGTCATTTAACAATTCGCGTGTTAATGATTTTAGCTCATTACGTTTAGATTGAGCTGGCGTCGCCCGTGCTTTCTCAATTTCCTGCCCAAAAGTTGTGCCTTTTGCGTAAGCGGCGATATTTTTTAATGGCCCGCGTGTTTCACTTGGTATTTCTTCCATTTCATTAAGTTTATCGTATAATGTATTCATACGACCTAAAGTTTTTTCAACGTCGGTCTGACCTTTAATTTGAACTTTAGTCCCGACAGTCAAAGGCTGTGGTGCAGGTAGGGGAGCAGCTTGTGCAACGGGCGGTAATGGCTGTTGCGGCATAAGCATCCCGGCAGGTGGAGCGACAGGAGCAACCGGCATTTGCGGAGCAACACCTGTAATCGGTGAAACCATAGCATTTTGCGTAGGCGCTTGACGACCATAAACAGCGTTAAATTTATTGACATATGATGGCGCGGTCGTGCCAAGGATATCGGCGCGTTGACCAGCTTGCGCTAATGGTTTGCCAGAAAACCATACAGAGGCGGCGTCTTGTGCCGATCCATATTTAGCGGCGTTACGCGCAAACTGATCTTCAAAAACTTTTTCTTGAGCATCTTTATCAGCCAAAAATTGTTCTGGCGTTAAACTTTTGCCTAATGCCTGCTTAGTCCATGACGGAATGTTAGCGCCCATAACTTGATATTTGCCATAAGCGCGGTCGCCGGATTTTGTGACAGGGCCAATCGCACTGTAATCGCCGCCACTTTCTATATTAGCAATAGCTTCTTTAGCCGCTGGCATATTAAGCCGCGCGCCGGGAATCCCTTCAGCGCCAGGCTGTATAATTGGCGCAGGCACAAGACCTTGCGGAGTCTTTTTATAAACTTCGCCGCCTGCTTCCATATACGACGGTGCGGACACTTCAGATCCTGGCACAACTTCAGCGCCGCCGGTCGCACCAACGCGGACGAAACGAGATGTGTCACCGAAATGCTGTTGCAGAACCTGTGGCTTAAGATCCGCGCCTTTTAGGCCAAGCATTGACACCGTTTGCGGATCATACGTTGGGGGCAGCGTCGCCGCAGCTAAAGGAAATGTTTCTGTAACTTGCTTATAC